CTCGTGCTACCGACTATGCACCTGGTGTGTCTGCGCCTAAGACGCCTAAGAAGAACAACTATGGCACGGCGATTGATCTGCCTCCAGGTTCGGCAATAACGCAAGTCTTTTTAGACAGTGATCGAGATGGTGTTGATGATCGATTTCAAACTGGTCCTGGTATGCCTGATTCGCGTGGTGTAAAACCACCAGGAAAAACTATAATTGACAAAGGTACGAGTAACAACCGATCCATGTCTTCCTCATATCGGTCAGTAAAAGATAGTGGGTTTGATCCGGCTGCTTACGGTAATCCCGATATTGGTCTGAAAGATGTCTACGAACTGCGGAAACGCGGTTTTAATCGGAAAGAAATTCAAGATTACGTTGATTATAAGAAAAAAGGAGGAATGAATATCGGTGCGAGAGTCCAGGGCGGCTTATCGCTGATGGGTACTCAAGGCGATAAGAAAGGATCGATCGCTGACTCCGGGTACAGTTATAAAGATTTTGGTGACGGCAAGGGCGTTGGCTTCCACGACCTCGTGGAACTCACCGGACGAGGCTACGGAAAACAAGCAATCTCAGATTATATTGAGGGGCAGCGAAAACAAGGCACCACTATCGGCGGAGCAGTTTCCGACTTGATGGGTTTGGTGGGACCAGTCGGAGGGAGAGATAAAAAACCTGAAACTCCTGTTACTCCTACCCCGACTCCGACTAAAGTTGTAAACAAGGAAGTCTCGTCCGGAAATAAAGGACAAGGTGCTGGAAGCACAGTTGATAACAGGATCAACATAAAAGCCGCTCCTGCGATGAAAGCACCTGCTGCAGCCCCAATGGCAGGCGCAAAGTTTGGCTTAGCTCCCACAGAAGTGGTTGAGCAAACTCGCGGTCGTGGCTATGGGTTGACATATAGCCCTCAACAGAGAGACGCACAGACCGTTAAATACGGTGGTGGTCCTCAGAACGTCATCAACTTCAACCCAAATATGGTCCAACAGGCCAACCCCAACATTAACGTTGCGGGTTCTAAGGCTATCAATAAACCGACCACGACAAATACAAACATTACCGAAAGTGGTAAAGGTGGTATTGACTATGCCCCTGGTGGTAGTGGAGGAAGCGGTGGCGGCGGTGGCGGTGGAGGAACCGCACCCGGAAGCGGTGGCGGCGGTAACCAACCTGGCGCTGGTGGCGGTAACCAACCTGGCGGCGGTGGCGGTAACCAACCTGGCGGCGGTGGCGGTAAAAACTACCGAAAGAAGATGAACCGCTACATGCGGACGTTTGACCGTACTGCAGAAGGAGCCGGTTCCAAGAAAGGGACTGATCGTTTCAGTGCTAAAGACATCCGCACGATGTTTAAGGCTGGTCGGAAAAGGGGTGGCAGCAAAAAGCAAGTCGCAAGAGACGTTCTTGCTTATGCACGTCGCAACCGTAAGAAGACCAAAATGGGTGGTAAGGCCAAGGCTCAGCTTGACAAGCTGCAGAGGATGCTGGGCGCGAGGAGGAAAGAGGAGAAGAAACGTAAGTCAATGACCGCTAAACAACAGCGGAAATTAGATCGGAAGCAACGCAAGCGGGCGAAGAAGAAGGTCCGGAAGTACCTGAAGCGTCGTCGCAACAAGCGGAAGAACCGCTGAACGAGGTAAAAGATTATGAAAAACTTTCTAACTGAGCTTAAGTTCTGGATTAATCTTTACCGCGTAGTTAAGCGAATGGATGCTGAGGAGAGAGCGAATCTCCTCAGTTTTCCATCAAACGATGTTTACTGAGAACTATCAAGTCTCATTCACTCGTTCAAACAAAACAATAAAGCTTGCTGTCACAGCTCAGGATGTTGCCCACGCGCAGGCGCAAGCTTTAGACATAACCAGGAGTCTCGAAGCTGACAAGTTCGAGCTGGGTTATGGTGCTTGTAAAAACAGTCAGTTAAGTGACCTATACAAAAAACTAGCGTACAACGACTTTAGTCACGACCATTGTTACGAATGGGAGAGTTCTTTAACTAATGGTGTGCCTTCTGTATACGCATTTGGAAGAAGGTATTATGTAAGACCTTTGATACTAGGTTATTTAGATATTCAAAAAGATCAAATAGTAAAAAACACATGCGGTAATACAAAGTGCATCAACCCATACCATAATCATTACATGCATTTCAAAAACTCAAAACTTGGTGGCGGGGACATGCAGATCGCCCTAGCATTCCGAAGCCAAGGCGTGTCTGTTCCGCAGATCGCCAAGGTGCTTAAAGTCCACCGCTCAACGATTTACAGAGCCCTAAAAAATGAACGTCTTCTTATTGGGGATAAGGGTCACCGACAAGGCGATCCTTGAAGACGGCAAAGCCAACGTCATCGCGGAAGCTCTGCCATCTTCAAACAAACGTGTCTCAACTAAAGTCCAACTAATCCAAAAAGCTGACCACTACGTAGGAAAGCTCCTTCAAGACCTTCAAGAAAAGCAGGAAGTTCTTGCACTGGGTCCTGTAAAACCCACGCCGGATGGTGTGTTGGTAATGCAGCCTATGCTTGTTATCAGCAAAGAAAACTTCTCTGACCTTCTCGCCGTCAATGCCTTCATGGCATGCGGAGGTCTTGGACCAAAGTCTCAAGAAAATGAAGTAGGAGAATCGACCGTCACCAATCGCTCGATTGCGTGGCAGATTCCAGGTGAAACTGAGACGAATTGGTTCAAGCTCACAGCGTGGAACGAACTATCGACTCAGTTAGCCGAACTTCCCAACGGCACGCCAACTATTGCAGTGGGTCGTGTAAGCACGAGCGAAAAAGAAAACAAGCAGTACCTGAACTACCAAGCTGACCAAATTCTTTATCTACCTAAGGGCACGAAGTCCGCGCCCAAAAAGGCTGCCGATCCTGAGAAAGGTCAAGTGGCAGCAGCGGCTCTCGGTTCAATCGACTTTAACCTCTGATCATGGTATTTATCGCAGGCAAGTTTGCGGCAGATGAAATTCTCTGCCAAGTCCCTCCGCACACTCTCCGAATCGATCTGCAGCAACGCAGGTGGAAGAGTGATAACGATCCCGATCAAGCGATCACAGACTCGAACGACAATGGGATCCCTATCGAGTTTATTCTCCTCGGGTTTACTCCCTTCTACGGAAACCTTGGAATGCGTTCCCACGAGGAGTTCATTCGGATTGCATACATTGGTGTTTCTCCTTCGCACCGTCTGCTTCCTCCTCGATGTGTTTCAACTAGCGTTATATCCGGTAAGAGTAGTCAAAAGAATTTCATCTCATATTTCCAGACGCTTTACAACAACCGTATCAACGTTGCGGAAGTTGTGACTGCGACTAAATTTGTGCAACGTAGCTTCACTCAAACCGACCCTGTGTCGGGAGCTGACGTCGGTAAGGTCAATTACAATGTCCTAGAGTTTTCTGATCGTCCAGTAAACGGCGACGATGAAGAAAACCTGGTTAAAGACATTGCGACTTGGCTTACCGGAGACGGAGGAGAGCTGGTTTCAGCTTCACTTCGTAGTCATATCTCCGGTGCGAATCTGGTTGAGCTACCTCTCGGAACAGACCACGAGGAGATTAAAAATGCTTTTAACGAAGCTCATCCAAAACTGGAGGGTTCTAAGGCGCAAGGTCTTAGCGCTCTTCCTGCTGGAGCGGGCGAACCTAAAGCGGCTCCTCCAGAACCTAAGTCAGACAAACCTAAGGAATTGACTAAGGAACAAAAGGAGGCGCTCAAAGCAGCCGGTTTAGAAGTATGATCTGACCGGGCGTCGAGCCTTCTGATGTTCGGGGTTTTGAGACGGGTGTTTGCAGCACCCGTCTTTTTATTTGCCCAGAAGTTTTGCTATCGACGGAAGGGGATAACCCTCTGAGGCAACGTACCGAGCAAGCTCTTTAAACAGTTGCTTCTGCACTAAATAATTTGCATGAAGGAGATCTATAATTTCATGTAACTCATCTGCATCTCTCAGCTGTCTCGTTTTATTCATAAATTTATGGTGGTAGAACTCTGATTCCACAGCCATATAATCCCTTAAGCGACCGACAAGATCTTCAGATTCCATGAGCTTTTATCAGGTCCCTCAACAGATTTTAAACCCGGTCCTCGATCTCAGGATCTTAAGTGGAAGAATCGTATTACCAACAGACCTCGATAAGGGTCTTGCAAAGCAACTTACGAGTGCGGGATTTGACGATCTTGTAAGCGCAGACGAGTACTCCAACCACATTGACAGATCTTGGTGGCAAGGTCTACCACCTTTTGACTGGACAATCGCCATTACACAAGGCATGGGTGAATCCATCGATTGGATTCTTGAACCAGGGTACGAGCTTTCGAAAAAGGGTCTTATAGTTCTTGACAGGATTACTTTCTTGGAACCAACGAGGAAAAGGTTTAACTTTCTTCAGAAACGACCTTTAAGCAACCTAGTAATTTTAAACCCAAGACCTGAATTCCGTGCGGATCAGAGAAAGTCAAAAGACTCTGTGACTTCTGCGTGGTTTGTATACAACAAAGAAAGTTCGGCTTCGAAAGATACAAATATAAACTTCGATGTAAACTGGCAGCGACCGCAACCTTTTTCTGAAAGTGAAAGGACGCCTACAACTTCTGCTAACGCAGTACATTGAAGAGCAGCAGAAAACTAACAAAGCACTCGAACGAATTGCTGCGCTTCTTATTAGCAACCAGCTTCTTCAAGAATGCATCGACCACGCTGGTAAACCTCGTGAAGCCGATGTCGTCGCTGAGTTGGTGGCAGATTCTTATTCTGCTGGTCTTTGTTTACTCAACGAGCTAGAGCAGAGAAACAAAGAATATGACTACCAAAAATCAGAGTTCTTTGTTGACGAAGAAACAGGCGTAAGCAAGAACGACTCACTCGAATCATTCTGAAGCATGTCAGACACTAGGAAAACAATTAACGGGCTACGTCATTACCTGTGTCCTGGTGTACCTGATTATTTACCTTCTGTAACTTCGATTCTTAGCGCGACTCAGTCTGCTAAGACTCAACAAAAACTTGCTCACTGGAACATAATGAATCCAGGTGCTGCTGATGAGGCAGCGGAGCGAGGCAGCTTCATCCACAACAGTGTTGAAAATCACCTTCGAGGACTTCGAGTCGTTCCTCCCGAAAAATATGAGCCTTTTTGGCGAGGAGTTCCGGAGTGCGTAGATAACTTGCTAGATGGTGGTCGAGTGCTTTGGTCTGAACGACCTTTTAATCAACCCAGCTGGTCAAAGTATGTTGGCGACGATGGTGTAGGTAGGATTTTTTATTACGATCAAAGTAATAAACAAGGTTACGCAGGTTGTTGTGATCTTATTTATATGGACAGTAATGCTGAAATCATTCTCGCGGACTTTAAGACAAGCGCTGGTCCTTACAGTACGAGGTTCCCTAATAAAAAAACTGAAGTTGACGAAAAGACTAAGAAGGCACTCATCTCAGGAGTATTTAAAGCGAAAAAAACAAGGCTTCAACTAGCTGCTTATAAACTTGCAGCGGAAACATGCTTAGGAATTAAAATTAACAAGACCCAGATAATCGTAAGCACACCATTAGAACAGTACCAAACTCAGGTTTTTACATTTGGTGAGACCGAGGTCGCAAAAGACGAAGAGAACTGGCTTGCGTTAGTAGACAAGTACTACACAGAGGTCTTCCCAAAACACTGCTGACAAAGCAGAATTAAAACTAAATTAAATGGGTGCAGGAACGCCCTGGATACGGCAGACTACTGTCACGACAAGCACTCCAATGAATTTCATTTGCTCAATCAACTCCAAGGTAGCCTATGCACTAAACAAAAGTACAGGCAAGATTGAAGCAGGTGGTGACTTTAGTGCGTTCAACTCTGGCTGGCAGCAAAAAGACATTCCAATTGGCGATATAGCCAGTGAAGTTGGTAACTCTCATGGTCTTTGCGCTTGGCATCTTATCGATGGCAAACGAGAGAAGAATAACACCACGCCGCTCCAGGCTGGTCTTGTCATCATTGATATTGATAACCAAGCAGATCACAAAGACGACAAAGGTAATAAAGTTCAAAAACAAGAACTCACTTGGGAGCAAGCAGAGCAATTAGAAATTTGTCAAAAATATCTTTCTCTTGCATACAACTCACCCTCAACTTCAGATGGTTGGCCTAGATTTCGTCTCGTATTTGGTTTAGAAAAACCAATTACAGATCCTGAGTTTTATCAGTGGTTTGTAAGAGCTATTGCAAAAGATATCCCTGGTTCAGATATCAGAGCCACGCAAGCGGTCAACCTTTTTTATGGTGCTAAAAGTCAATCAGAAATTCTCTCAATAACAGATAAATTTATACCCTCTGAAAAGATCACCAAGGCTCATAAACATTTCCTTTCTCTTCCAAAAGAAAACAAGGGAGATAAAGGTGACGTATCTCAAGCGCTCCGTGATATTAACGTCGCATCCGACACTGGAACCGACCTGACAAGGCTTTTGTCTAAGTCAGTTCGCGACATGCTTGACGGCGAACCTGTTGATGATAGATCGCTTGCGGTTACACGAGCGATCAAAGAGATCCTCGGTTGGAGGAACTGGCTTCATGAAAATAATATCACTGTAAACGTCTCACCATTGACAGTAGCACATGATGTGTTCTATGCTGTCTACCAGTACCCGGCGGAGGTGGACGGAAAATTTTCGCGGATCATCGACAGCATCCGTGACGTTGACTCAGTGATGCCTTCGGTCATGATGGCATCAGAACACCGAGAACTGGCTGCTTGGCAACGTCTCAAAAAATGCGACAAGCAGACTTTTGAGAAAGTCGCAACCGCAGAAACCAAAGCCAGTCTCACCAAAACAAAACCAAAACCGAAAAACTCGATTCTTAATATCGAAGATTTTTCAACTGACGTCTCCTCTGCCACAGCGGTAGAAGACTCAACATCAACACCGACATCAAATCAAAAAATGAGTACTCCTCAAACCCCAGCCCAGCTGGTCAATCTGGCTAATGCTCAGCAGCAGCAACGTGCGTTCGCAGAAAACGACGTAGCTGAGCTGATCGCCACCAACCAAGGTGACGATTACCTATACGACAGCACACACGATAATTTCTACACCTACGACTCTGATCTCGGTACTTGGTATGTGCAGGATGAAATGCACATCAAAAGACGGATCGTCAAAGCTCTCGATACTTTTGTAGCTGCGGGTGTTCTGCCGAAATACCAGTCCTCGACTGTCAACAGCGTCTATGCGATGCTCCAAGCGAGGATGCTTAAGTCACTCGACGGTGGTCGCACCAGTGTTTTCTCGACTGGTAAAAGGTATATTCCCTTTGCCAATGGCGCTCTCAACAGCGACACGTTCGAGTTCGAAGAGGGAAAAAACAAAGATCTCTATTTCCGCAGCCGTCTTTTCTACGACTGGAACGAAAACGCAAGCTGCCCAAAGTTTCTCCAATGGATGAAAGATTCTCTTCGTCCTAACCAAGAGAAACTGATCCAAGCATTCTGTCGTGCGCTTCTCACTGGCTACACATCTGGAGAACGTTTCCTCCACTTAGTTGGTCCTGGTGGTACGGGTAAATCAACGATGCAGCAGTTGATGATCGCTCTTGCTGGCTTTGGGAGTACCCACACGTCGAGCCTTGAGCTTATTGAAATGAATAAGTTTGAGACATACAACCTGATCGGCAAACGTCTTTTGCTTCTCACCGACGAATCAAACTACAACAAGCGTATGGACGTGCTTAAAAAGCTGACGTCTGCGTCAGACACACTTCGTGCTGAGAGAAAATACGGCAAAGAGATCATCAGTTTTAAACCAGAGTGTCTTGTTTGTATCGCCTCCAACGAACACATCAGTTCTAACGACTCTACGAGTGGTCTTGAACGACGTCGTCTGACCATCATCATGGATAAAGTCGTCGCTCCAAGCAAAAGGCGTCAACTCCTTGACGTTTATGACGACCGCCTTGAAGGGGAATTTTCTGAAGAGATGTCTGGCATTGTGAGTTGGGCTCTCGACATGACGTATGAAGAAATGAGAGACACGCTTGCTAACCCTGTTAAGCATGCTCCTTCACTCGCACGTACTAACATCGATGCTCTGGTCTTCAATAACCCTTACGTTTCCTGGATGGCTGAGTGCTGTCTTTACGCTCCTAATTATTCCACGCTGATCGGTCGTGGTGCAGCTCGGCCTAGCACCGACGAGTCTGAGAAAGGTATGTACGTCAAAAACGCTTATTCCGAACTATTTGCAAGCTATGCGAACTACTGTAAAGCCTGTGGTTATAAGCCCGCTGCGAAACCTCGTTTCGTAGAGAGAACTATGGAGACTTTAAACAACATCCTGAAACTCCCAAACTGCTCTACAACTACTCTTAAGGGTCTCCCGGCAATCAAAGGTTTACGACTTAAGCCGTATGACTTAAGCTCTGATCGCGCTTCTCACGGACCTGATCGTCTTCCTAACCCTGTGGAGTTCGCTCAGGAACCTGATTTCGAGAAGTGGGAAACCTCTTTCCAAAAACATGACACCGCTGATTAATTTCTACTCTGCCACGCTCGCTCTTGGAGGCGCAGTCAGTCTTGCTGTTGGTATTACTTCTCCTAGCTTTGTTGCTGCTCCTCTCACTTTTGTTGGGGGTGGGTTAGCCGGTGCTGCCGTTATCGAAAAACGCCGCTACGAACAAAAAGAAAATTTGACCACGGCGGGTCGAGTCACTGGTGCTTTTCGAGTTCTATACGAGCGTAACCGTGGTGTAGTTAGCCCTACTGAGTTAGCTATTTACTCAGACATTGATATTGAGACCTCTCAAAATTATTTGGTTGCACTCTCCGAAGATACAAACGGTCAAAAGATACAAGATCCGGCTTCTGGTCAGACCATCTTCTCGTTTCCACATGGTCAGAATGTCTTAGATGAGCTTTCAAAAAACGCTCAAGACTGGGCTCAGTCTCAGGTACAAGCCCAAAGCCAACAGAGCGAGATCCTTGCAAGGCAGTTGGATGAAGCTAATCAAATGATTCGCGCTGCTCAGATGGCGCAGGTCACAGCTCCTCGCCAGACTGTTAACAGGGTTACCAACGATGATTTATGGGCTCAGGGGGAATAAAGACTGAAATCGATTTTGTAGACGAAGATATTTATAAAGTAACGGCTGAGATGGATGGCATAAGTGCGTACACTTTTTGTTCAAGCATGCACCTTGTTGACGATAAAGTAAAACAACTTACTTTATGTATACAAGAACAGGCTCGAAAAGCTTATCTGGAGGGTTTCGACGATGTCTGAAGAAAAAACCCCTGACGATCTTGATTTAGATCTCACGCCAGAGGAAGAACAGGAGTTGCTTGACCAGGCACTCGCAAACCTGTGCAAGTTTGTGGAAGAAGAGACTAGCCTCAGTCTTTGGGAAGAGGGTGAATGGACAGCCATCCCCGGAGAGGACTCTCCTCAGGGTCCTGAGCAGCCTCACGAGCAAGAGCCTGAGTAACAATCGGAAGCTCAATCGCAAGAATAGTGCCGATCTGAAAAGCGATGTCTCTATGCTCCTTCTGAGTTTCTTGCGCCCCTCGAAGGCCGACGTAGTGAGCCCAGGAACGTATCGTGCCGTTCATGTGTAACTTTGTAGGCGTGTACAAAGGACATACATTTCTTGCACATTCCCTTGCCACACCAGCTTCAGTCATTCGTCTGTACAAGTCCCAGAGCTGAGCATCGATGATGCTTAAGTCTTCCCGAAACCTCGCTTCCAGAGCAGGGTCAATGGGATCGGTGCTCGACTGGCGGTTCTTCTCAGCCTGCTTACGCATCTCAAACTTCTGAGCTTCGCAGGGGTCAGAACTTATAACTTCCCACGGATTGGCATATCGTTGACTCAGTTCCTGAAATGTAAACGTTTTGTGCCTAAGTATCTGAGGTGATATTGCCCGTGTAGTTATGATCTCAAATGATGCATTAGCCTGCTCAAAAATAGACCAATGTCCCTTTCTAATACAAAACTTAAGTAAGCGTTCGTACTCAGGGCGATCAGGTTTAGCAGTAGAAACTCGCGCATGGCGAGCAATGACCTGCTCTGAATCAGGAGTGATCCAATCAAGCTTTACTGTGTGCATAAGCCCAGTTGATCTGGGCTAACTTAGCTCAGCTTCTAGGGAAAGTCTGCTGATAACGAAGTCTTGCAGTCAATTCTGAAGGATTCGATACAGCGCGAGACATATCAGCAGGGTGCATACCCAGCCTCATCCCAGCCATGCGCATGGGTTGCATACCATTAGATTGCATCACCACCTCCCACGATTTGTTGTTGTAGGGAAAGGTTGTCAGACATTCGATAGTCCTGGAGAGGCATCTTCGAATCTGCGGTGGTGACGTCGTAGAAGTTCTGTTGAGGGAGCACAGAAAGTGCAGCGACGTTCAGACGCATAGTCGGATCGAATTTGTTTGCCTCCTCCATTACGTAACGTTCTTTCGGCATGTCCTCTGGACGAAGAGGCATAGGCATTTCTTTATGGTTGTATCCAGCGGGACCGTTCACGGCGTTTGATTTAACGACATTGCCAATCCCGTACTCCACAGGGCTTACCGGACTACGAAGGTAAGAACCGTGATCAACGTTGTATTGAGAAAAAACTCGATTGATATTATCGAGAGTTTGTGTTTGACGCGCCCTGATACTAATGTCATCGTTGAGATAACTAGCAGGGTTTGCCATCGACATACCGATTGGCTTCAACTGTGCAACAGGACCCAAACCGCCTGGTTGCTGTAAAGGAGAAAAGTTTTCCATGAGTTTATTTTAACTACGTTTTGGTTGTTTCTCGCGATTAGTTTTAGCTTTAACTACCCGAAGATTCGAAGAGTTGTTGTTCTCCGGGTTGAAGTCTTTGTGGTCGACTTCTTTTCCGTCTCCCCTAGATACTCTGCCAGACCTTTCCATATGTCTACGAGCCTTGTTACGCGCTGCTCTACGTTTCTTTTGACGTTCTGTACCATGGTAATCATTATATTCCTTTTTGTAATTACGAGCCACTTTACACCCTTCTTACTATTTCATATTACACGAAAGAAAGAAATCTTTTCGTGCCTGCTCTCCGCACGCCTTGCAAAACTCAGTCCACAAATCAGTGAAAAGGCCGTTAGTGCGTCCAGATTTTTCATAGAGGTATTCCATGAAAACCGCTTTCTTGTGCTCAGCTAAAGCGTCCCAACCTTTCAAATAATCAGTATTCACTTTTTAGCCTTGATAAACCAACCCGAACTATACCCTTTTTCGACCATCCAACGAGGTCCTAAATTCTTTTTTGAATAGAAAAGATACTTTCCATCACCGCTTATGTACCTGCCTGTAACTAAATCAAGATCACCAAACGGATCGTGAACTAAAATTTTCGACTTGTCGGCTGACAAGCCCACGGCGCAGATCCAATGACCTCCTCCAGTGGGGTTGGTTACTCCTCCGTGGTGCAAAATCCCAAGGGGAACTGGAATACCTTTCTCTAAAAGTTCTTCGACCTCGCTCCAGGAACCGTCCTGTCTAAACTCTGTCTCAATTCCATACTGCTCAAGAGCACGCACTTGAACCCACGCTTCTGTAGTGTCACCGATTTCGAAAACCGTTTGGATATATTCATCGTCGTTACTAATGACGTCGGGTTTTAAACCAGACAAAAGCATCGCGCAAGCAGAACTAAAACAGGTGCGGTTGGCATCTCGGTAATTATCCCGTTGAGAGTAATAAGGAACTTCTAATTTAATTTCACTATTCTTTTTACGAGTAACAGTTCCCTCAGGTATATCGTTAATGATTTTCCAGTGAGGGCTGTAAAAATACCAACTTTTACCAGGCTGAGCAGTGAGCCTTACCTCGTAATGAGCAGCATTGGCAAACATCGTTATTTGATCCCATTCCCACGCTCCGCCTTTAGGGACAAAAAGTTTTTCTTCGGGGAGAAGATCTGTTGATTGAGAAGGGCGCGTTTTAAGCCACGTATCGTTCTTAGCCAATATGGATCGACCGAGCATCGGATGCCTTTCTGGCTTAGTCAAAAATAATTTTTTTTCTTCAGCCCTTCTACGCACAAGTCCTGGGAGATCTGTACCGTCGCCTCCTTTTGTCCAACGTCCAAACTCATCAGCAACTTCTTTTTTATCTACACCTCCGTTCAGTAAACGAAGAAGCGTAGAGTTTCTATATGCGTTGCAGCCTACGTTGTACGTAAAAGAAACTAGAGCATCATATTCATTTTGATTTAGTTTGACTGTCGTGTAGTTACTTACTGCAGACTCATACGAAGACACATCTTTTCTAAGCAGCATTTCTGCTTCTTCTTCGGTAATTTTTGAACCCTCCACTACGTCAGGTCCAGTGTGTCCGTAACCGATCGTCCAAACACCAGAAGGACAAACGTAAGCACGAAGACGCATACCTTCGAACTTCTTGATTAGCTCAAGACCGGGAGTTGAAAGCCGTGCCATTTCATCCAGGCATCCGTTTAATTCTGCCTAGAGTTAAATGAAATATCAACGCAAGTACGGAAGCTGAAACAGCTGTTGCCGCAGCTTCTGCCCACGGAGGACCAAAATGCGTAGGATGCGTGAGTAGATCGCTGACGAATGTAAATACACCTGTAAGAAGAAGGTTTTTTAGCAGCGTGACCTTTTTAAAAAAGAGCACACAGAAACAATAGATAATAGCTGCTTTATAACCAGTAGTATATGCAACAACTACATGCTTCCATGTAATTGCTGATAAATTACCTTCAACCATGAAGTACATGCACGGAAGCCATGCCTCCCAAAATTTCTCCAGAAAATTTTTGGGAGTTTTTGCAAGGCGATTATGCAGCTGTATAAGTGACACGGTATTCACATGGGCTACGATCTGTCTTAGTCACATACAGATAATTAGCGATACTCGCGCCCACACTGAAAGTGAACGACACGTCTGAGCGATTTGAGATCTTAGGAGCGTCCACCTCCCCAAGCACAGATCCGTTAACTCCGGACAAGATAAAGACTTTACCAACGCTTTTAGAACCAGCAAAAAGTGTCACTGTGCCAGTTCCAGTAGCACTTGAAGTAACAGTAAAAACATCTGCGGTTTCGAAAGAACCGTCTGAAGCGAACTCACGGGTGGCGTCCACTGTTACATTCCCACCGTCCTCGGTACGCAGCTGACCGAATCGGGTGATACCTGCGGGAGCAGCACCTAATTCACGGTTGAAAGTAGTTTCTGCCACAACTAATTAGATTTATTTAACTCAATAATAGCGCAGCTTATCTATAAAATAAGTTCAACAAAATTACAACAATGAACTACAACAGATTAAATGCGCTCGTATACGAAGCGATTCAGTTTATTTCAAGGTTTTGGCCGAACATAAAATTCAATCCTTGGATCAAATTAGCTCTTGAGAATTGTTTAGATGACTGGGTCGAGTTTAGGACACAAATAACACTGAAAGAGATAGATAACGATATAGAAGAACTGCACGCAGAGTGGGACAGGGAGGAAGCAGAGCACTTCGAGTACGTTTTTACCGAAGAAGAACCTGACGACTCAGAAGCTCAAAGATTATTAGGTGGACCAATGCGACTCAGCGTCCCTTGGAACTCCGATAAGAACGAGCCTTCTTCTTAGCTCTTACGCAATTGGGCACGTTTCTTCCGTTCTTTTTCTTGTATCCTTCCTGTACATAACCTTTCCAACAGGTTCCTCGTTTAGCCATTTTTCCTAGATGCTTTGTACGCACGAGCTTTTTTGCCTGCCCGTTTGGCTTTTTCAGTATTCGCTACGTGAGTATTTACAGGTTTACCTCGCGTAGCTCGCTTCTTTTTTTCGTCGGTTGCACGACGTTCCTCCTTTGACATGGAAGCCCACGCGGACTTAGGAAGATACCGCTCTGTACGTCCTTTTTCACGCGCTCGGTCAGCCATTAACTCGCATAGAGTTTTTTAGCATCTCAAGTCTATTCGCTTGGTTTCGATGTGTCCGTGACGCCTTGTCTAGTTGGCTCACAATATCAGTCAATTCGTTTTCGACTCCTGTCTCATACGCTGGCTCTTGTTGTTGATCTCTAATTGGACCTCCGTGTAACCACGCATCACAGGTTCGAGCAGCAGCACACTTGAATTTGAATAATTGACAATAACCCAAATCAGCAAGATCTAAAACATCTTGTGGATCTGCTGCGTTAGTTTCGTTAATTCCTTTTTCTATACAACTCATAACGACGCTTGACTGGTCAAAAGCTGCGCAGTTGCCGCAACGAGCAGTCTTTACAGTTTGGTCATCTGTACCCCAAAGAGCTGCTTTCTCCTCCCAAAAACCGGGATCAGGAGAGTCTGGATTCAAGGGGCCATATCCAAATTTCTTAATAGTCCAGTCTCTGTTTTTAATATTTTCCTCTATATCTACTGTCGCTAAAGGACACTTAGGGGATACCTCGGTTACTTTCTTTCCTAAGAGTATTTTTCCTCTAAGGTCTACATCTGTATTAGAAGAGTCTTTCATTGTATTTTATTTTTTATCTTTTTTCTCGTACTCTTCACGAGTCTGCCAGTCTTCTTTGCTCCATTTTGAGAGTTTATTTTTTGAAGATTTTTTGCCTTCGTACTTCCCTCCCATTTCTTTATAGTATTTTGTCGCTAACTGCATAGCGCGTGCAGAGTGACCGCCCATTTTTTTACGCGCTTTGGCTTTTGCTCTAGCCCACTTTTCTGGGTGCTTTTTCTTAGCGGTCTCTGCCACAATTACTCTCCTTTGGATTTCTTGTGCTTTTGGGCTTTGTCTTTAGCCGATTTGTACTTATCCTTACCCTTATCGTCGGTAGGGAAGAACGAACCAGGGTCGTTTTGAGGCATACCAGGCACGTTAGGACTCCAGCTTTCTCTCTATTTTAGCCGCCTTTTTGAGTAATTTTTGAGCCTCTTCCCTGGTGGTACACGCCCACGCTTTAACGTGTACCTTAACAAGTTTTTGGTGTTGCTTAATTGGATTCACAGACGACCTGAGGTATCACGTTTATCTTTACCTTCGCCTTTTTTCTCTTTCTCGCGTTCAATCTTATATTTTTTAGCTCGTGTCTTAGCTCTGGTAGCTTTAGACATTTCGCCACGTCGGTCTCCTTTTTTAGTAGCTTCGACAGTGCCTTTTTTAAGGTCGCCAGACTCCTGTAGAGACTTAGTCGCAATAGCGTAAGCAGCACCTTTCTTCATGTCGGGATTTTCCTTCATGATCGATTTAACGGCGTCTTCCAAAATTGCAGGCATGTCCGTCGGCGCAGCAAGTATATTTATAGTGTACTAGGTTTTATTTTTTATGGATTACCTTATGGATAACTGGTCTGAGATTGTCGGTATCGCAGGCGCTCTCCACTTACTTGCACTGGCGATTGTGAACCTAACGCCCACGCCGAAAGATGACGAGGTTTACGCAAAAGCGTACAAAGTCATCGAAAAACTGGCAGGTGTTGTGACAAAAATGGCTAAAAAGTAATTAGGCAGCATCAGGCAAAAGCAGGGTTGCTTGGTGCATCCAGTTTGTACACACAAGAGAGGGAGGATCAGGTTCTGAATGCTGGTTAATCCAGCTCAGAATTCTGTCCTCCCTTTCTGGTGTCCAAAACACTTGACCTCGATACCAAACAAACCAATCAAGGTCGCTTTT